GTATACACCAAACAAATTAAACCAAGCTATTCCATAATCCGTTTTAGTAACATGATAATCAAATGCACATCCTTTATTTTCTAAAGTCTCCTCTAAAAAATCTACGTTTTCAGATACATTAATTATATACATAGTTTTTTCTTTAAATTGCAATATCCTATCAGCGTATGCTTCTAGTTTTACTATACTTTCACCATCATTTATAGTAACATCTATACTCCCCATTTTATCTGGGAATACATCAAATTTATTTACTTGGCTTTTCAATATTCTATCTGGAAAATTTTTACCACCTGACCCACTAGGTTGTCTAATATTGCCTACATATGTTCTTCTTCCATGAACAACTGCAGTTTTAAATTTAGCATCTATTGAAGAAACATTTCCCCCATATCCATTTATGCTTTTAAATGTATCTATAGTATTAGCAGATTCTGGAGTAATTGCTTTTACTATTACACAATTTTTATAAAAAGTTTCTCCAGTTGGAGTCCCATCTCCAGTTACATTAACCATTGTGTACGATAATAAATCTCCCTCTGGGAACCATTTAAAACCATTATCAATAAAATCTAATTCACCTATAAGATAAAAGTTATCATTTTGTTCTAATTTATAATATAATCTTGATCCAGTTATTCTTTTACTTAAAGTGTAAACTGGAGAACCTGCACTGTTATATGGATTAATATAAGAATCAAAATTTAATAATATAGCATCACCTAATATATTTAATTTATTAACATTACCAGAACCAGTATCTGTAAATTGAAAAGGAAGAGATTCTTGTTTTTCTTCGTCATATAAATATGTATGATAAAAAGTATAAACTCCAGGTTGAAATCCTTGCACAGTAACTGGATTAATCATTACTGGGCCACTTACCCAAAACGTAGGAGAAGCTGAACTAGCATCAGAATCAGTAACATCTACATACCAATTAACTATAGTATCTCCTAATGTATAATCAGATGTTGCTATATTTGTAGAAGAACAAACTAATATATTCCAACAATCTGCAACAATTTCTTCTTTTGAAAAAACATATTGAACATTAGTAGCAGAACTAGCAGTATAATGTTTTACTTGAATATTTACTAAATCTGCATATTCAGCTGCAGTAATATACACTCCAATTACCCAACTATTTTGCTCATCTATTACATAAGATCTTCCATCATCTTGTACTACTGAATTTACTCTACTAGCATTAGAAGTTATTTTTACATTATTATCTCCTATTAATGGATAATAAGTAGGATCATCGCTTAATGTTCCTCCTATAACACCGAGGGCAGAAGCTGTATTTGCAAATAATTTATTAAATTGTAAACCAACTCTTAAATTAACGCTAGACACATCAGCTACATCTTCTCCACTTGCATCTGCTACGTTACCAATATATTCAGATGCACTTGAATTTACACCATTGCTATCAGAACCAGCAAAAGGAGTAGATATTAAACAATTACCAACAGTTGGGGATTGGATTGCTTGGTTTGCCTGAGTCCACCCAGTCGGGTTTCCAGTTGTAACTACAGAAACTGTAAATCCAGAATTACCAGCATGGGCATCAGTTTTTTCACCGCTATCAATTAAAGTTATAGTTACTGTGTTTGTGTCAGCGCTTGCGCTAAATTCTGAATTAGCATTAATAGCTCCAGCTACTTGAGTTGCGACTGTATTTGCGCTATCATTTGTAGTAATGCCAGTTACTTCTATATTGTGAATATAACTTCCACTGCCAGTAGGTTGAGAAGTTCCACTATTATCTACATCTATCCATACTTGAGTCTTATGATTATCAGCTCCATATATATCAAAATATTTTCCATCTAAACTATCTGAACTATCAGCTACACAAACAACGGTTATTTTTTCAAATCTTTCTAAACTAGCATTTAAACCACTAAATTTATTTTCATTAATATATCCAAACCATTTATTTTTAATTGAATCATCAAATTCACCATCACCTACTCTTAAATTACCATCCCCAACATAAAAAACTGGTAAATCGCTATCAAAAGTAGTTATTTGATTAGCGTTCCAACCGCCACTATCTCTTATGTCTATTGCACTATCTGTATCATCATATGCAATTACGAAAGTTTCATTTGCGTTTGTTCCATCTAACTTCTTATCAGAAGCCATAGTAAACAAACCACGATTAGGTAATATATTTAATGTATGGCTAACACTTTGGTCTCTATCAAATTGACCTAATGTTCTAATTCTTCCAAGATTCGTAATGTTAATATCTTGTAATGAAGAAGCTTCGTTTTCTTTTATATCTCTAGGATCAGCATTAGTATTTAGACCTCCATGAAATGATTCTATTTTATGTGTTTGTTTAGGCATTTTGCTCGTATTCTATATCTTCTATGATAAGATTTTGAGCATGCTCTGGTAATTCACATAACGAACAAGTATCTTCTGTAAAGTCTACTTCAGAATTTTCATCATGGCTAAAAATATCTAATCTAAGACCTCCTTCAGAACCAGATATAGCACCGCCATTCCTTATCCTCGATTCGTTGAGTTCCTGTAAGGAATCATCTGGTTCAACATATCTCGTCTTTTCTTGCATCCTCCACACTCCTTTATTTTTCCACGAGTAACAGTTTTTATTGCACGACTAACAGTGTCGCCAAATCCAATATCATTGCTAAATAAATCTACATTTATTTTTTTACCCATTAATAACCACTACTCATATTTTTTTTAATACGATTTTTCATTCTAGCATTTTTAGACTTAGCCATTGCTGTTCCAACCATGTCTTTTTCTGCTTTAGCAGATGTTCCAGCTTTTTGAGTTTTACCCATTTTCTTTCCACCATAACTCATACAATCAGCCATGCTTTTGTATTTTTTCCCTGGCCCAACCATTGTTTTACACATTGCTTTACTTGGCATTTTATTTTCCTTTTTTATTTATTTAAAAATTATCAAATCTTACTGAATCGTCACCAACTCCTGGCCCAACATCTTTCATTTTTTTCATAACTTTTCTATTTTTTTGTTTTGTTTCAGCTTTTAATCTAGCGTCTTTTTGTCTATTTCTAACTGGTTTGCATTTTTTTAACTTTTGATCGTAAACTTCTCCAGTTTTGCATTTAGCTCTTTTTTTCATTGTTATTTTCCTTTCATTGATTTTTGAATTGCAGATGACCTTTTGCTTTCATAACTAGATAACTTGCCATCTTTATTCAGGTCTGCTTTTTTTGTTACACATTTTTTAAGTTTCATGTCGTAGACTTGACCTACTTTACATTTCATTTTACCTTTCATATTATGTTTCCTTCTAATACCACCAGTTTTAAAATTTGTTGAACCACCTCTTCCTGTGTCTGGAGATGATACATCTGATAATCCAAATACATCAGCCATTATTTCCAACTTATCCTTTTACTACTTGTTTTCTTTTTCATAGCAGAAGTGCATTGAGCCATAGTTGGTCTACAAGCAGGGTATCCTTTTCGTTTCTCACCTTTTCGCCTACCACAAGGTTTTCCTGTTTTGCAATCTACCCATCCTTTTCCTTGATTTCTTGAAAACCATTTTTTTAAACCTTCTTTAGCCATTACTTCTTTTTCTTACTTGAGTTGCCCCAATTAGCAGCTCCTACTTTACGGCATTTGACTAATGCTCCAGAAGCATAAGCTGAGGGCCATACTTTATATCTTGCTTTTACTTTGTGGTAACAAGCATCTTTTTTAGACATTTAACATCTCCATCTTCTTCTAGCTGCACAAATTCTTTTGTCAGGTGTTTTTGAACAATTAATTCCATGCATCCTCATTTGACCTGCAGATCTACTACAATAAGACTTTCTTCTTTTAGCAGATTTGCTACCTGGTTTTACTTTACCAGTTACTGCAGTTTTAAGTTTAGAACCTGGGTTCATTCTCCTATAAGCAGCTACACCAGCTCTAGTCATTCCCGCTCCAGATTTTGTAGAACGAAAATTCCGTTTATTTTTTGCTGGCATTTTTCCTTGCTTTCGAGCCATTTTACAATCCCATCCTCACTGATATTTTTTCTAATTTACTTCTTAAGTCTTCTAATTCTTTATATATAAACTCTATATGCTTATCTGTATTATTAGATTTTTTTGTTTGTTTTTTAACTGGTGGCATTACACACCAATCTTTTTTAACAATACACTTTTAATAACTTTCCAAAGTGCTTCAAGTATCTTTTGTTCTGTCTTTTCTGAAATAATAGGTATATCTACAGCTTTATTAATTTCTGCAATAATTTCTGCTCCATTTTCATCTGACAATAAGTCATCTGCTATAAGTTTAGCTAACATACTAACTCTCCTTTATTTTTTTTGTTTTTAAGTATAAATAGTAAATTTGTATTGCAAACATAACGCACATAAGAATACCAGATAATAAATCTGTCCAATATACAAATCCCAAACTTGTGCTTAATCCTGTAACTTTTAAACTATCCATTAATTTACACTATCCGCTTGTGATTTAGATCCTTGGCCTGAATTAAAAAATGATATTGTACTTTGCATTTTTTCTTGTTCTATTTGTTTTTTTAATACCATAGAATATAGTAAATCTAAATGCTTTAATAATGAGTCTATTTGAGGAACTTCGACAATTAAAGTTTTTTCTTGTTTATATTGATTATTGTATATGTCTGCTAAACTATGCATTAATGTCTTCCGTTTATTCTACTCAAAGAACCTTTTACTTCTGATATTTGATTATCTAAATCATTTACTTCTTTAGTTAAAGCATCAAATTTTCTATCTAATTTGTCATCAGATTGATTCCATCTACCAATTAATTTTATAATCATACCTTCCATATTTTCTAAAGTTTCACTTTGTCCTTTATTTTCTACTTTTAAATTTTCAAGTGTTTCTTGTTGCTTAGCCGCCTTATTCGACATTTGCACTACTAAATATACAAACATTGCACCAACAACTCCAATCATTCCCGCTTCGCCATAGACTGCTAAAAAATCCATTATTTCTTTTTTCTTTTACCCCAACTTAAAGGATTAATATTAAATTCTTTTTCATAAAAAGCTACTTTTTCTGCTAATTCTTCTCTTTCAATTTTTTCTTCCACGATATGTTTTTCAAGCAAGTTTCCAATTTGTTGATTTGCATCAACCATTTTGTCTTCCAATTTTCGTATTCGTGTTTCAATTTGCCAATAACCATATACCAACATTCCAATAAGAACTGCAATTTGACCAAGCCATTTAAGGTTAATAGAAACAATGGCGTTGTCATCAAGAATAGCAGTACGATAACTTCTGGCGGTATTTGGTTTTCCACTCACTTTACCTCAATTTGTTCCATTCGTTGATGCTTATAACACCAATTACTATCATCGCTGATACGACCATGAAACCAATGAATAGTTGAATCAACATCCATTATCTCTGTAAAAACTGTATTTGTAAGTGTATCTTGTGGTGCTAAAGGAATGTTTCCCACTATCCAACCTTGATTGCAATTCGTTATCCCTAATATAATTAATAGGAATCCCATAACTCGTACTAACAACTTTAAAATCTCCATTTTTATATTTTTTAATTTTTTTATTCATAATTCTGTTATTACTGAATTAACTAATTTATGTTTTCCAACTATCATTCTTCCTTTTCCTCCGCCATGTTCATCTTCACATTTATCAACATATGCTTGTTCAATCGTATTCCAATTATCGCTACGTTGTATAATTTCACCATTAAATACAAGAAAATATTTTTTACTAGCAGGATAAGTAAGGGTCTCTGTTGTACCATCTGAATATTTCTTTGTACGAGTAGAATTAGGAGTCGTATTTCTATACAACTTTAAATCATGACCCTTTGAACTTTTCCTTATAAGCATTAGTCTTCTTTAACCTCTTCAGATTCTAATGATTGTTTTAACATATTAACAAATCCATCGTGACCAACTTTTAATTGATCTGCAATAAAACCATTAGATGCTTGTTTGTTTTGTATGTCTTTTATATGATGTACCATTATTTTCTGTTCGTCAGTTAAATCCTCAATGATATACTCTTTACCATCAAGATTAATAACTGGCTTTTCTTTTTCTTTTTTTGCCATTATTGACTCCTTGTGTTATTTAAGTTTTGATTCTAAATCTTCTACTTTTGCAGTTAACTCTTGTATTGCTTTTACTAATGGTACAATTAACATTGTTTCTCCAAGTTCTTGGCAACCATCTTCTCTTTCAATCCAAGCAGTAAAATTCGAATGATTAACTTTATCCATAGATTCTTTTACTTCTTGTGCAATAAAGCCATAATTAATTTTATCTGGATTGTTTCTTTCTGTTTTTGTTTCGTTATAAGTATCAAATGATTTTGGATATTCACTCGGTGCTTTTCTTTTAAAAGTAACTGGTCTTAAATCATTTATAAAATCCAATCCTATATTGGTATCATTAATTTCTTTTTTAATTCTTTCATCTGAAGTATGCGACCATGTTTCTCCACCTCCACCAAAATCTAAAGTTACAAAATCTGAATCAACTCCAATTCTAATAGTTTCAGCGCCACCATCGTTTAATCCATCCGTACCAGCTTTTAATACAATAGAATCATTTATACTAGTTCCAGAACTTCCTGCACCTGTTCCTATAAAAACATTCCCTGTGTTTGCAGTAAGATTTGACCCGCCTGACTGATAACCAAGACATAAATTATGGATACCACTTGTAACAGAAGTTGCCGCTTGGTGTCCAATAGCTAAATTACCATCTGCATCGTCAAGAGCATCATCTAACGTATTGCTTCCAATACCTATATTATAATTTGATGTTCCTGTATTTCCCCAAGTTCCACCACCTGCGTGTGTTCCAATGAATACATTATGTTGCCCTGTTTCAGCATTACCACCAGCGTCTGTATCGTCCATCGCTTGATAACCAATCGCAACGTTGTAAGAACCTTTATGAGTATTCATAGCTTGATGACCAACAGCAACGTTATTATCCCCTGTGGTCATTTGCTCACAGGCTCTATATCCCAAAGCCGTATTACCAACTCCTGACGTCATATCTTCAAGGGCTAAGTAACCTAATGCAGTACCGATTACAGCTTGAGACGCACTTAAAGCGTTATGACCTATAGCAACTGCTCCTATTATTTCTCCATTAGATGTTGCATCCAAAGCGTTATGTCCAATCGCTATATTCTTTTGTACTTGTCTATTATTACCGCCTAAATCACCACCTATTAAAGCGTTTGTTCCAATCGCTATATTGTAGTCTATATCTCCACCAGCAGTACCCTCATCCATCGAACCCATCGCTCCATAACCAATAGCAATATTGTCACTTTCACCAACAGCTACTGCATCTAAAGCTTGATAACCAATAGCTATATTGTTATCTCCTTCTGTAGCAGAAGCCATTGATTGATACCCTAATGCTACGTTTTTAGCTCCAGATGTCAATGCTGATAAAGATTCAAAACCAATGCCTATTACTCCATCTGCATCAGTTGTCAAAACCCCATTACCAGCATTTTTTCCGATAATTATAGCTTTATTTACGCTGGTAGAATTATATAAACAGTTTGTTCCAATTGCCACATTATCATCACCGCCTGTTAATGATATACCAGAAGCATTTCCAATAGCAATGTTACTGCCTCCAGTATTAACATCCTCAAGAGCCTTGTATCCTAAAGCAACATTTCCATCTCCTGTGGTAAGACTCATTAAAGCCTCACTTCCAACCGCTACATTTTGAGTTGCTCCATCTAACGCACCTCTCATTACATCATTACCTATTCCAACATTATGATTACAAGCCGCATCTGTCCATCCCCCAGAGGCAACTTGATAACCTATAAAGACATTCTCAGAAGAACCAAGAC